ATGCAGTCGATAAATCCGAATGCCGCATTTGCCGGTTTTTTAGCATCTTCATATGAACTTGCGTTGTCTATCGCGTCAAGCCACTTGTTAAATGTCGCTGTCGCCTCTACCACGAATTTAATGTTGTTAAGTGCTTTCATTTTGATTACCTCCAAATGTTCGGGTTTGCTTTCCTTTTGATGATATTATTCTATCACATTATACGCATAATGTCAATAATATTATGCGTATAATGTTGTAAACAATTTATGAACTAAAAAATAGCACGCGGGCGGGATTGCCTGCGTGCTATTAAATACGTTTCGTCTGTTTGTGTATGCTATTAACGCGCCCCGTTTGTCTCTCTATTTGTCGGGCGTGAACGTGGTGTCCCCCGGCTTGCCGGAAATGTATTTGCCGCTTTCCATTTTGTAAAGCGTGCCGCCTTTGGCGTTAATGCGTTCGGTCACTCGCGCGGTATACCCCGTTTTGGCAATTCCGCATTTATGCCCGTCTTCCCAACTTGCCGCATTTCTGATCGCGATCATGCCGTCGCGCACCACGGTCACGGTGCCGGCTGCCGGTTCTGCGGGCTGTTCGCCCACCACCTCACGCGGTTTGTCGTTCGTCGCGCCGGTGGTTAAACTGTCGGCTTTGTCATGTGCGCCCGCGTCGGTGCTGTCGGAATAGCTTTCTTTTTCGCTGTGTGCGCCGCTATCGTTGCTTTCCGCTTCGTTGGTAAAATTACCCTCTGAAATGTTATAGGGCATTTCTGCGGCGTTCTGCGCCATTTCTTCGGCGGCAATCGGGTAAACAATAACGCCGCTTTCATCGTACACATTCGCACCGATCTTGTCCGCTGCTTTCTGCGCGTTCTGGATCGTTTTATATCCTCCGTCTGCCGGGTTAAAAGATGTTCCAACGTAATACATGGTTTTTCCTCTCTTCCTTTTATTTTACTTTTTAAGGGCTGCCCGTGTCTTTTGCCCGACGATACCATCAACGTAAAGTTTCCGCTTTTTCTGGAACCGCAGCACCGCTGCTTTTGTGAGTGTGCCAAAACTGCCGTCGATTTTGAGCTTTTCGCCGTGCTTATTGAGATACCACTGTACCCACTTTACGCCGTTGCCTTTTGAACCGTATTTGACATTTTTGCTCGGTTCGGAATACGGGCATTTAGTAGTAGCCTTAGGAATCGGCGCGGCGGCTGTGGCTGCACCGTTGGAAGTGGTATTAAGTGCTGCGGTTACTTTCGTGGCAAGATCGTCCATTCTCGAATATAGCCAGTCGCCGGGGCATGATTTGTTAGCGAACCAACGATGTACGGTCAATACCATTTCGTTGGACTTTGGGGAATAACTAAGCGACTTGGATTTGTCACCGAACCAAATCAATTTCTTTTTGCCGTTGCGCCTGCAAATGTCAACGCATAATTTAATAAGCGTTTCATATACAACCGGCTTAAATTCATACGGCGGCGTGTCGTCTGAGGCGCATTCAATCGTGATTGCTCTTTGGTCGTTTTCACGGCTCGACGAACACCACGATCTATTTTTTTCCTCGACGTACAAACCGATCGTTCCATCAACCGCGATCCCATAGTTAGATGAAACTTCCCGCGAACCGGAAAAGATGTCTCCCAATTTTGCCGCCGTTACCTGACCGACAACGCAATGAGGCGTTATACGGTCAATGCAGTGTGTTCTCTCGCCGGAATGCTTATTGACAAGCCGCGTATAGCCTACAAGAGAACTATTTGTGTAATTGCTCATATAGTCTATTCCTCCTCGTTTCGCGGTGTGCTTGCTGCCGTTTCGTCGCTGCTTGGCAATTCGTCGGTGTATTTCTGCAAGAACTTTTCTACCCACGTCCACACCCGCCGAACCGGTAGCCCACACAAATACATATTTTTCAATATGCTGACAACCTCATAGCAGATATAAAGCAATCCGAAAAATTCAGCGGTTCCGATCACTTTCACGCCGATATACGCGCGTACTTCTTCCGGCACAAATCCGATCAAATTGATATTAACCAATCTGTCAACAATAATCAGCCCTGCAAGACTGATTACCATTGAGATTTTACGGATCGCGCCGTCAATGCCGAAACAACTATTGAATTTGCGTTCCTTGATTGCCCGGATCACGCCGAAAATTGTATCAAAACATACGGCAACCATAACCAACATAATAATTTCGTTGTGCATGGTCTGCGCCAATGCGTCTAACAGTCTATCCACCTTTATAACCCCCTGCTATTATATTCGATAATGTCTAATAGGCGTTCTGCCTCTTCCGCTCTTTGCTTGTATCGCTCAATAGCGGGCGTTCGCTCCTCGGTGCTGTCCTGCCCCGGCGTGATAAATTCTATGTTGTCAACATTCTTTTGGTGTTCTAATTCGGTTATGAGATCACGCACCAAATCAGATAACAAATTTGTGACGGTACATAAATCGTTAATCACTTTCAACAGCATTTCCCATCGCCTCCGGTTCTTCCGGCGACAGTTCATTTTCTACCGCCTCGCGCAACTGCTTTTTTTCGCTGTCGCTCAACGCGGTGTAGCTGTCAATCACGTCTGCGAGCTGCGCACCTGCTTTTACCTTAATGATTACCGCTTTGGTAAACAGGCGCAATTTTACCGGATTCAACATTATTCAGCACCCCCGATCATATCCGTAATGATAATCAAAATGTCGTCCTGCGTCGCCCGCAGGTCGTTATTTTCGATCATCAATGCCGCCAGTTTGTCCGCGTTCTGTGTCGGCTGTCCGGCGTTTTCTTCTGCCTTTGCCAGTTCCACAAATACGGCTATGTTGGTTTCTGCATACTCCTGCAGGTTATCTGTTACCGGATATGTCAAGCGGTAAATATCGCTTTCGTACTCCGTCGTTTCCTGCCCGTCCTCACGCGTAACCGGTAACGCGGCAATATTGGTTACTGTTACCACTTCCACGAACCCCGCCTGCGCACTCGGTTCTATGCGCACCGCCTCCGGCTTTTCTGCTGTTCTTTGTTTCATTTCGCACTACCTCCTTTAATTCGCGTATCGGTTTCACATTGTCAATGTATTTTACGGTAAAATTATAGCTATCTGTGTTTTTCGTCCAACCTAAATAACTTAGGCAACCCGCCGCAGTGTGTGGGTCTACTTTTCCCATTTTCGCCGCCTTTGCGTACAACCGGCGTATGCGTAAAGAATTATTGCGCCGTATGGTTATGTGATCTTGATAAAATCTAAATCCCATAAAATCAATATCACGCCCCGCACGACGTGAAATCATTCCGTACTCTATGCGTTTTAGGTTCGGGCATAGTTGCCGCACCTGTTCGCATATTTTGGCTATATAAGGCTGCGCAGGCACGCCATGTTCGATATACGCGGGCGGTATTTTTATAAGTATCTGCTTATATTGTTCTTGCTCTTTATGCGTTCTTTTTCTCGCTTTCGTGTCCTTATGCTTTCGCCTATATATAACCTTATACGGAATATTTAGCCGCCGCAGGTCGTTTGTAATTAGCTCCACGGCTACGGTCAAATTGTCCGTCCGTTTATACTTGTCAATGACAATCCCGTATTCTTTGGCAACGTGATCCACTCGGAAAACTTGCCAATTGCCTTTTAAATGCAACCCGAACGGCTCTAAATATCCGCTGATTGCCTCCATTACTTTGTGCAGTTCCTTTTTGTTACGCCCAAACATTACAATATCGTCCATATAGCGCATTGCGTATTTTACGCGCAACGTCTCTTTTATGAAATGATCTAACCGCTGCAAAATCCAGTTTGCAAACCATTGTGATGTATATGTACCGATCGGCAGTCCCTCCGGGTAACTGTCTATTATGGTATCTATCAACCACAACGCCATTTTATCCGCTATGTACCTGCGGAACTCTTGTTTTGCTGCTTCTTGGTTAATGCTTTGGTAAAATTTGGATATGTCTATCTTGGCGCAATACTTGGTATTTTGCCCGTCCTGCAGCCACTTTGCGATAAAGCGTTTGCCGTAATGTGCGCCGCGTTTCGGTGTGCTCGCGCAGGTATGTGCAACCATGCCCCGCATAATAACGGGACTAATTGCCATTATTAAAACCCAGTGGAATACTTGGCTAATAACGGTTGTTGCTGCTATCTTTCTGCGCTTTTTGCGTATTCCGTCATTGATGTAAAATTCCCGGTAGCCGTCCGGCACCCAGTCGCGGACGGCGATCCGCTTTCTTACCCATTCAACAAACTGCGCTATATTTTGTTCGGCGGTCTTGCTTTCATCATGTGCCAACATCTCCCGCAACTGCTCACGCTCTGTTCTGCTGCCGATTCTTCTAAAAAGCTGCTTTCTTGCCTGCTCATATGTAACCGGCTTTCCCGTTGCCTCGCTCCATGCTTTCGCGTACCGTTCTATGTTTTCTTTTACCGCCCGGTTTCCCTCTGATAAACGATCCCATAATTTGCGGCGTTTCGTGTGATTGCTCAAAACGCGGCGCGTTGCTTGGTCGATAAGCTGCGGATTGTCAAAATTTATATGCTTAACACGTTTCATGTTGTTATCGTTCTTTAACCTCAACGGCTTTCGGTTTCGGATTTCCTATACTACTAACCGCACGCGCCGCCCTTGTCGGCGCGTCTTTCCGCCCTCGCGGGCTTCAAGTGCTGCAACGGTTAATTTCTGCCCGCCGTTTC